ATAATCATTTGAATATCCATTGGTTCTTTCTACTTGTTCCTTTGAAAAAATGACTGCACCACCAAAATACTCTTCGTACTTTAGTTTGTAATCCATTTGAGATATGTTTGTTGCAATATGAACGGGATGTTCGGTTGGAAATGAATAATCACAACCTTCTTCAGGTATCATATCAATATCATGCCAAACTATATAATCACACCCATCTTCAAATGCGTGTTTTGCTGCAACGTTTTTCATTGCACCCCTATTAAATAATTTATCATCTACTTGATGACCAAAATATATACAATACTCAATACCTTGTTCTGTAAGATATTTTTCTATTGCAGGAACAAATTGGTTTAGATGTTCCTCTCTATTTCTATATGGTACACATACTCCTAATTTCATTATATTCCGACAGTTATCATTTGTATATTTTTAGCTAATTTTATTTTTTTATGTAAAATAAATTGTAAATCAGATAACCCATCGGTTTTTGTTAATTCTGGATTTTTTATTACTTCATTAATAAATCTAAGTTGATTCCATCTTGTATTATCATCCTTCCATCGATTACCTGCGAACCCATGATAGGTATGATTCATAGAATTAAAAGTAGATTCTCTCCTATATGGAATTTGAATTTCAGTTTCAACTGATTCAGCTATATCTTGTGTATATATTTCACAATTACTAATTTTACCTATATTATTATGAGGTGATAAATCAATTAATTTGTAATCACGTATAAACGTAGTATCATAATAGGTTTTTAAATTATGACTAGATGTATATTTTCCAAAATTTGAATTTAATAAATATTCTTTATTATTTGCTATTTCCGCTATAGCATCAGCTGATAATTTAACATCATAATGTGCAAAATATTCAAATGTACCCTTAAACCAATTTGGAATTGTTGCTCGTGTTGGATTACCAACTCCGATATACATATTTGGTTCTTGTTTATATTTTTTATAAAAATTTTCTATTATTTCACTTTCACCAATCAATACGCCATCTTGATACATACATATTATCTTACTTATGTGGTCATATGTAAGTGTAATATTTGTGGTATAATTTGGTTTAATTTCACTATTTAAATAAATTGCTTTTAATTTTGAATCAAACAAACAAAAATTGTACCTATTAAAAGAGGTGTATGAAATTGCAAAATCATATCCCGGTATACTAAAAATAGTAAATTCATCTGATTGTTTATTGTGGTCTAATTTTAAATCATCCGGTTTAAAACAAATTGTTAATGAAAAATCTCTTTGAAAGTCAATATTATTGTTTAGTTTAATATATGCATTATCACCATTTAATTGTAAAACTTTATTATTTTTTGACATGCTTTTTATTTTTTTAGATTTTAACTTTATGTTATTAAGTTTACATCTAAAAAGTAAATCATCATCTTCAAACCCCCAACCCCAATATTTATTTGAATATCCATTTATTTTTTGGAAATCCTCGGTTGGAAACATTGTTACGCCACCGAAATAAGATTCAAATGTTTCTCTTTTTAATTCATTTTCATCTGGTATAACATTTGTTGCTAAATGTAGTGGATATTCGCTATAAGAATAATCTACATCAACCGGTAACATATCGATGTCGTGGAATACCATATAATCACAACGCGTTTTTTTAGCGTAGTAATATCCGATATTAAGAAGCATACCCCTATTAAATAGTTTAGCATCATCTTGTTCGATAATTATAATTTTATAATTAATATCCTTATCACTAAAGTATTCAGTAATATGTTCTATAAATTTAGTAAGGTGTGTATAACGATTTCTATAAGGAATTATTATAGCAAGTTTTTCTAAAATCATCTACAATATTTAATCTTCTAATTTATCACTTTTTGTTTCAATATATGCTTTATGCCATTGATATAAATAATGTTCTATACGAGGACCCCACTCATCTTTATCAATTTCTTCAAACCACACAGTAAGTGCATCTAATGAATTAGCAATTTTTTCTAATGCTTTAATTTTTCTTTCTTCAAGGAGAACCCCCTTACGCTCTTCTATACTTGGAGTGGTTGGTTCTGATTCGATTAACTTTGTAACGTCTTCCGTTGCATTGATTACTTTTTTTGCCATAACTTTGTTTTTTTTTGTTTGTATATATAAATATATTTTTTTTAAATTTTGGTAATTATTTTGGTAAGTTTATTCCATTTACTATAATCATTAAAATCATATGATTTCCCTAATAATTCTTCTATCATAAAATTTGAATTATTAATATCAATTTTAAAATCATTCCATTGAATTGCTTTATACATTGATTGGTATTCAGTTGAAAAAGCATATTCTTTTTTAATATCAGCAACTGCTTTAATTCTTTCTACACAAGTACTATCCCATTTAAAATGATGTACTTGAATTAATCCCTCCCCCCTTCCAATTGGGTAACGTTTTGGGTGTTTTGTACCCCAACTATTTGTTCCATCTTCAAACTCCACATAATGTTGACCAGATGATACTTTAACAACCCCTTTCATAATACAAACCTTATTTGGACAAGCCCCACTCATTGGATATCTAAAAAATCCAGCAAGTGGGAATTGTGTCCAAATATTTGTATGTTCATTTATTTGAGGAAACTCTCCATTTTCTCCTATCCTGTCAATAAACCCACCTGTAACAAATTCCCAATCATTTTCTTCACAATCAGAAATTAATTCTCTAATTGGTTTTGGATAAATGTGAAATTCATCGTCATCTGAAACTACCCACCAATCATTAGGGTGTAATAATTTTGTTTCGTTATATAATTCAGTAACATATTCCCAATTAAATTTTTCTTTTATTGCTCTTTTAACAATTTTTGCTTTAGGGAATTTTTTTATAATTTCATAAACACTATCATATGTACTAAACCCATCCCATTCATATACAACAACATATATTTCATCAACTAAATCATTATAGTGATTTAACATATGATGTAGAGTATTTGTTCTACTTCCCGTTACTGTAACTAATCTAATTTTTTGCATCGTTGAATAAATGTTAAACCCGTAGATGCTGGTTTGTTTCTTAATATACCATTATTAAAAAAATTAAAAACCTCCCATTTACCTGTCTCTTTTAATTCTTTTATTAATTTGGATGGACCAGATGAAAACTCATGAAAATCATTTTTGCTTTTCACATCATCTGTAACTATTAATTCTTTTTCAAATGATGAATCGGTATCATGAATTGATATTATACCATAGGGTGAAAGAATTTGTGAATATAAATCAAAATCATTTTTTACATCTTCATAGGAATGACCTGCATCAATATGTAAGTAATCTATTTTTATATCCTCTTTTATAAAATAATTATAAAATGCGTTTTCAGTAGTATCAATGATAATTCTACAAGGAAAATGAGTTTTGAAAAATGAACCATCTTTTACCCAATCGGTTTCTCCACCTATACCATTGGAAGCATCTACTAAAATTGTAGTACCACTATCTCCCCATTCCATAGCTTTAGCTCCATCAAATATTTGTTGGTCGTGTAGTTCTATTCTTGCTTGTGACATTATTCTTGGAATAAATCCACCACCACTTCCTAAACATACACATATTTTTGCCCTAAGATATTGGATTGTTGAATAAATTAACATCCCATCACCCAAATGATAATCTGTAGCTCCATGTGTCCAACGATACTTAACTGGAGTATAATATAAAAAGGGATTTTCATTAATATCTAGCTTTTTATAGCTATTATTAGTAAAGAAGTCTTTTAAAATATTAAAGTTAATTATATTACCCATAATGTTTTTATTTAGTAGCTGTAGCTTGATAGCTTATCCCCTGACCCCTTTGTATATAAATATATAAAAATATACCAAACGATAAAAAAACTGAAAAATAAATATTTGGAATTATGCTAAAATTGCTGTACGGATTTTATCAATCCACTCCTCTTTATTATTATATTTTTGCATAAAATCTTTTAATTTGTTCCACCAATAAAGACGTTCTTCGTGAGAATCGTTAAGAATTTGTTTAATACATTCATCAAATTCATTTTTAGTAGATACCCTATATTTGTATTCAATTTCTGGCATCCAATCTGAATTTAATATTGGTAATTTACCATAATCTACTGCTTGAAAAATTGAATAACCGAAAGGTTCTTTGAAATATGCTCCATGAAATATACCCCAATTTTTTAACATAAAAAAATGTAATATTTTGGGGTCCCATTGAAATAAATCAATTTGTTTAAATGTATAAGTTGTACTATCTTTAAGGTTTAATACATCATGTTGATTGGTAAGAACTACACAATGATATTCATTTAACCAATGTAAACATTTTCTAGATTCTGACCTTGCGGCGTAACCAATCTTACCATTATTTATATTAGTAGTTAATTCGATATTATGTTTAAATTCATAAAAATTTGGAATATTATATGTGTAATTAGGATGTTCTTCAATCATATTAGTTGTATTACATCCTACCCAAATTCTACGATTAAATGTTGCTAAATACTCATCATAAAATTCTGCATCAACTTCAGTATTATATTGTAGTCGTTTTAATTCAGGTATTGCATTAATTGCATCATCCATTTCTCTAGCATATGCATGAACAAAGACGGTTTTAAATTTATCTTCAAAATGCCAAATATGTGGTCTATTATGATAATGTGGATGTAAAACATGAATTTCATCACAATTATCTAACCAATCCCTAGTCTTTTCAGGGTCATCATAATGAAAATGATGAATTAATCCACTCGGCAAGTATTTTGATTCAAAAGCAGCAGGTCTTTTAGAATCTATGAGTAATCTCCAACTACGTTTATCAGGTAAAGTTGGCCATACTAATTCTAAAAAATAATTGGTCCATATATCAGCACCACCTTGTACTGTATTACCACATCCAGTTGTAACTAAAACTTTTATACTCATATTGTATATAAATATATATAAATTAAATTATTGTAATTTTGTTTGATGATTATGGAATGGACACCCTCTGACATCTTCTCCATTAAAGTATCGTCTACCATTTCCATTTGGTTTTTCTATATCTTTAGTAGAACGTTCAATTCCAAACTCACGCATTACCTGTTGTTCTTCTTCTATTTCTTCTTTAGTAAATATATCATATCCGTTTTGTAATTCAAACCCCTCAACAAAATATCGTGGGATTGGTAAAACACATCCAATATAATCACCCTTATTTATTATTATTTTTTCGTTTTTACGTGTTACCTTTAGATTAAAAGTAAAATCTCTACGAAGATTATCGGTTTCAATTACCCCAGTCATATGTTGAATACCATCTATCCAATGATTTGGTGGGTTTATTGTCATTAAATTAATATCCGGTGGGGTTCTGAATGTAAATCGGTTTTGTATAGTAACTGTACCCATACCAAAATGAGAATTTATTGATTGATAACCAGTATGTTCACCTTCATCTAAAATTTCAATTTTTGTGTGTTGTGAACCCTCCCCACCATCCCAAATAACCGAAAAAGTTTTTAATGATTTTATAGCAAAACCATATTGGTTTCCAATTGTCAAAGGTAAACAAAAATAAGCGTGTTTTACAAACCAATCTCTTTTTATTTTACCCTTCAATGGTTCAATTATTATTTCATTTGAATTAATAAAATTTTCACTTTCGGGTATTGTAACTATTTTATTTTTTGGTATTGTTATCATAACCTATTTATTTTCATTAATATTGAATCGTTAATTTCAACCTTATAATTAGTATTTTCCACATCCCAAAGATATTGACTTAATACACCCTCAGGATGATGTATATATTTATATATATTAGAATTAATTATTTTATATAATTTACAATACCAATCCATAGAATCAGACGAACCATATGCTAATTGGTCATTTGGCATATATTTTGGTCCAACATCTTTTAACATCCGTTTCATTTCAGATGTAAATGGGTTATTTATATTTTCATTTGGAGGTAAATAAATTGTATTATTATTTACGTCATTTATTATAAAATTTTTAAAAAACAAATCAAATCTGCAACGTATAATTACATCATACTTTATATTGTTTTCAAATTCATATTCTTTTCGTAATTCATTTGATTTATCAATACTATACCACATCATTAAAGTGTTATAAAATCTAGATTCACCAATTTTTTTCTTAAAGGTATCATATTCAGTAGAATCTATTTGAATTTTTTTGGGTTTATAAAAATCAATAAATTCATAATTAATTTTATCAAAATTATCATTATAATTTTCTATATAATGATGTGGCACCATTTTACCCTTAACATCCCAAGTGTGTATAAACACATCTACATTATATTTTTCTATAATTTTATTTTTTATAGAATCATATGATGATTTCCAATTACGAGTTTGACCTGATAGACATAGTGCTATTTTCATAACCATTCATTTTATATTTTGCATCAAACGTCCAAAAAGAAGTTAGTGTATATCTTATACCATTTGTTATTTCGTTTACCCCGTGTAAATATTCTAAGGTACCTGGAAAAAATACCAACGTATTTGGTTTTGGTTTTAGTTCAATATTTTGATTTGGAAAATATATCTTACCCCCGTCATAATCATCGTTTAAATAATAAACACAACCAAAATTTCTCCAAAAAAACGGGTGTTCATCATTTTTATTTTCACCATCTGCATGAGGATGTTGTATATCGCCTACCTCCCACTTTACTAATCCTAAATAATCAGGATATATTTTATCAGTTAATTCAAAATCAGATTTTATTTTATTTTCCAAGCCTTTTAAATAATTAAAATTAGTTTCAGCAGGTTCGTAAATAACTCTTCCACTCCAATTATCGTTTGGAATACGATTACCCCATTCCTTTGTTTCTTTGGAATAATTTAAATATTTTTCAAATTCACCATCTGATAAATAGTTTTCAGTTATTGATATAAAATTTTTCATTTTAAATATTTTATTAATTAAAATTCGTCATTTAAATTTCCACAATTGGCATTACTTGTAAAACTTACACCATCCCAATATCTCACAACAGTTCCGTTTGAGTAATAATCTCCTGTGGCAGCCGTTCCACTACTATCTGAATATAATGATGTTGCATTACCAAATGATGAAAGAGGTGGTAAATAGTAAGTATCTTCACTAGCTTGACTATCACATGCCGCTTGAGCACTACCCGCACGTCTTAACGCCACTGCCACATTACTCGCCGGTGGAGGCGGAGGAGGAGGAGGTGGTGGCGGTGCCGGACAACTACTTATTGTATTAATAACCCCACTACCTTCCACATAATAAACCGTTGTTCCATTTGAATAATACCCATCAGCTGCGTTCGCACTACCATCACTTGCTGATTTTAATACACATTGTGTAATAAGTGTTGAACAAGTACTCCAAACTCCGGTAGTTACTCCCATACCGCAAGCCAATGCATCATCTCCCGCATTATATCCAAAAGTAAATGCATGATATACTATCGCCGGTGGTGGTGGCGGTGGTGGAGGCGGTGGCGGTGGCGGTGGAGCTACAAAACATACAAAATTAATTGTTCCATAATTTTTATTTGATGGATTATTTTTATCTCTTACACCCACCCAATATTGTCCATCTGCCTGACCATAAAATACTTTAGTAGCAGTTCCATAATCAGTCCAATCTCCATCAGGTGCACTAAATACCGCGGACTCAGAAGTTTTAAGACCGGTAATTTGATAAGTTCCACTACCATTTACAGGATTACTAATTGTAATTGTT